GACAATGGAAAGATTTCTACGGTGGAAGATACTTCCCCGTCTGATGATGATTGGGATGTCGCTATCGGCTTGGCGGGTAGTGGAGTGGTTCATGTCACTACCAGACCCAACAAGTCAACAAGCAGCACTAGTGAGTGTAGTCACGGGGGCTATGACAGGTGCATTTGCGGTATGGATGGGACATGAGAAATGAAATATAATAAAGATTTATTGATGGAAAAACTTATAGCACATGAAGGATTGCGCCTTCAAGTGTACGAAGATAGTCTTGGCATTGCCACTATTGGCATTGGACGTAACCTAGAAGATCGTGGCATCACCCCAGAAGAGTTAGAGTGGATGGACATACCCAATATGGCTATTGTTCATACTATGGGTATTACAGAGGCTGATGCTATGTATCTAGCACAGAATGACGTACAGATTGTCGAAGAAGAACTTCTCCGTTCGCACCCTTGCGTAGAGAGCCTTGACGCTGTACGTCAGCTTGTACTTGTGGACATGGCATTTAATCTTGGGGTGCCACGTCTATCTGGCTTTAAAAAAATGTGGGCAGCTATTCACGAGGAAAAATTTGATGTAGCGGCAAAAGAAATGCTTGACAGCAGGTGGGCAAATCAGGTAAAATCACGCTCAACAAAACTCGCACATGCTATGCATCATGGAGAGTTTGATGGCTAGAGAACTAACTACAAAGCAACAAGTATTTTTAAATGTGTTGTTTGATGAAGCAGATGGTAACATGGTAACAGCTAAAAAACTAGCGGGTTATTCTGATAGCACAACAACAACAGAAATTGTTAAAGGATTAAAAGAAGAGATACTTGAAGCCACACAAATGTATATGGCACGTAATGCACCTAAAGCAGCAATGGCAATGACAGGCGCACTGTATGACCCGACAGAATTAGGCATACGTGATAAAATGGGTGCAGCTAAAGAATTGCTTGACCGTGTAGGTTTAGTAAAAACTGAGAAGATGCAAGTAGAGGCATCAGGCGGTGTTATGCTTATGCCACCTAAAGCTGTTGTAGAAGATGATGACTAGAAGCATAGGCAAGTGGAAACTGCCGCAGCCAACAGATATTAAAGAAGAAAACGAATGGATACAGATACCTCGTATAGCTAGAACTGTACCCTTTGGATATAAACAGAACGAAGAAGACCCTGACATTCTTGACCCTATACCAGTTGAATTAGACCTTTTAGAAAAGGCACGTAAGCATGTTAATCAATATTCTTATCGTCAAGTAGCTAATTGGTTAAGCACTAACAGTGGTAGATATATATCACACGTAGGATTGAGGAAAAGACTAGCACATGAGCGACAACGTAAGGACACGGCTAAAAGCCTCCGCAAGTGGGCAGAGTATGCGGAAACGGCAATCGCCAAAGCAAAGAAAATCGAAGAAGCAAGGACAGGGGCAAAAACACCAGCCGCGCATTGAAAGGATTACACATGAAACATCTAGCGTTGAAGAACATGCTAATGTTTTATTCAAGCCAAATCCGGGGCCACAAACAGAGTTCTTAGCTGCAAGTGAACGTGAAGTATTATATGGCGGTAGTGCGGGTGGTGGAAAAAGTTACGCCATGCTAGCAGACCCGCTCCGCTACATGGGGCATTCACAATTTAGTGGATTGTTATTAAGACATACAACTGAAGAACTGCGAGAACTTATTTTTAAATCGCAGGAGTTGTACCCCAAAATCTGGCCCGGTATAAAGTGGTCAGAAAGAAAGATGCAGTGGACCGCGCCATCTGGCGCAAGATTGTGGATGTCTTATCTAGATAGGGATGAAGATGTCTTGCGATATCAGGGTCTAGCATTTAGCTGGATAGGCTTTGACGAATTAACACAATGGGCCACACCATATGCATGGGATTACATGCGAAGTCGTCTACGGTCCACTGCACCTGACTTGCCTATCTTTATGAGGGCGACCACAAACCCCGGAGGTAGAGGACATCAGTGGGTAAAAAAGATGTTCATTGACCCACATGCGTATAATAAACCATTTGAAGCAACTAATATTGAAACCGGAGAGACTTTACGATACCCCGCAGGACATTCAAAAGCTGGAAAGTCTCTTTTTAAACGAAGGTTTATACCCGCCCGACTTTCAGATAATCCGTATCTTGCGGAAACGGGTGATTATGAAGCAATGCTCTTATCGCTACCAGAACAACAAAGAAGACAATTATTAGAAGGCGATTGGGATATTAAAGAGGGTGCAGCTTTTACGGAATTTAATCGTGATCTGCATGTGGTTGAGCCTTTTACCATTCCTAGTAATTGGGTTAAGTTTAGGTCTTGCGATTATGGCTATGGTTCATATAGTGGGGTTCTTTGGTTTGCTGTTGCTCCTGATGAACAGCTTATTGTGTATCGGGAACACTATGTTTCAAAAGTACTAGCGACTGATTTGGCAGATCAAATACTTGAACTTGAAGCAGAGGATGGCAATATTAAGTACGGTGTTCTTGACAGTTCTCTTTGGCATAAGCGTGGCGATACTGGTCCTAGTCTCGCTGAACAAATGATTAGTAAAGGATGTCGTTGGCGTCCATCAGATAGAAGCCGGGGCAGTCGTGTAGCAGGTAAAAACGAAATACATAGACGACTGCAGGTAGATGAATATACAGAGGAGCCTAGACTTGTATTCTTTAATAGCTGCACAAATGTCATCAGTCAATTACCGTCCATCCCGTTGGACAAGAGAAATCCAGAAGACGTTGATACAAAAGCTGAAGACCACCTTTATGACGCCCTCCGGTACGGCATTATGTCCAGACCCCGGTTCTCTATTTTCGATTACGACCCGCAAGGTAGACCGTCATCGGGTATGCAAATAGCAGATAGCACGTTTGGATATTAACATGGAAATAATATGGTCACTAATGCTAACAGTGTGTATGGATAGTCAATCTTGTATTCAACAAGACGTGCAGTGGTTTGAAGAAAAGTATCAATGTGTAGCAATGAAAGCGTTGCATGAAGAACTACCTATAGATGGCGATTGGAAGACTATAGACTATAAATGCATTATAGTTGGAGCAAAGGAAGTATAATGGCTGAAAATGAAATTATGATTGAGGATGATGCTATTGCACTTGAAGATACAGATGATACTGTAGCTGAAGACGCAGATGTTTCTAATATAATTCCTTTTGTTATTGAACGTTATAAACGTGCAGAAGATTATAGATATCAGGATGAAGAAAGATGGTTACGTGCATATAGAAACTATCGTGGTTTATATGGTCCTGATGTTCAGTTTACAGAGGCCGAAAAGTCTCGCGTATTTATTAAGGTAACTAAAACTAAAACTCTTGCAGCGTATGGTCAAATTGTTGACGTTCTTTTTGCAAATAATAAATTTCCACTATCCATAGAGCCAACTGAATTACCTGAAGGAGTAGTTTCAGATGTTCACTTTGATCCACAAGAACCTGAAGAGTTACGTGGAGAAACAGCTTTATCTAGTCCTTATGGTTTCCCCGGAGATGGAAATGATTTACCTCCGGGTGCTACAACAAAAACTTTACTAGAAAAACTTGGACCTCTTCAAAATAAATTAGAGCCTGTAGAAGATAAATTAAAAGAAGGACCGGGACAAACCCCAACTGCTATTGAGTTTAGCCCTGCGATGATAGCAGCTAAAAAAATGGAAAAGAAAATACATGATCAGCTTGAAGAGTCTGGCGCAAATAAAAACTTGCGCAGCAGTTCTTTTGAAATGGCATTGTTTGGAACAGGCATTATGAAAGGTCCATTTGCAACAGATAAGGAGTATGCAAATTGGAATAATGATGGTGAGTACAGCCCCATGTTTAAAACTGTGCCACAGGTAAGTCATGTATCTGTTTGGAACTTTTATCCTGACCCAGACGCAAACAATATAGATGAGGCGCAGTACGTTATTGAAAGACATAAAATGTCACGCTCTCAACTTCGCAATCTTAGAAAGCGTCCATATTTTCGTAGTCAGGTTATTGATGAAGTAATTAGTTTTGGTGAAAACTACGATAAGAAATATTGGGAAGATGATTTATCTGACTATGCACCTGAACATGGCATTGATCGTTTTGAAGTGTTAGAATATTGGGGCATGTGTGATACAGACATGTTAGAAGAAAACGGTGTAGTTATCCCAGATGAGTTAACAGAGTTTGATGAATTACAAGCAAACATTTGGATTTGTAATGGTAGACTTTTGCGTATGGTTCTTAATCCGTTTAAACCCGCTACCATTCCATATGTAGCCGCACCATATGAACTTAATCCATACAGTTTCTTTGGTGTAGGTATTGCAGAAAATATGGATGATACGCAGACATTAATGAATGGCTTTATGCGTATGGCTGTGGACAATGCTGTATTATCAGGCAACTTAATTGTAGAAGTAGATGAAACTAATCTAGTGCCGGGACAAGACCTATCTCTCTATCCGGGTAAAGTATTTCGTCGCCAAGGCGGCGCACCGGGTCAAGCTATTTTTGGCACAAAGTTTCCTAATGTATCATCTGAAAATATGATGTTGTTTGATAAAGCACGTCAGCTTGCTGATGAAAGCACAGGACTACCTTCTTTTGCACACGGTCAAACTGGCATCACAGGTGTTGGTCGAACTGCCTCTGGTATCTCTATGTTAATGGGAGCAGCAAGCGGCAGCATTAAAACTGTTATTAAAAATGTGGATGATTATTTACTGCGCCCACTAGGTGAAGGATTTTTTAGATTTAATATGCAGTTTGACTTTGACTCTTCCATTAAAGGTGATCTTGAAGTCAAAGCCCGTGGCACAGAAAGTTTGATGGCAAACGAAGTGCGTAGCCAAAGACTAATGCAATTTCTTAACATTGCGAGTAACCCTGCTCTCGCGCCTTTTGCTAAATTTCAGTACGTAATTCGTGAGATTGCAAAGTCTCTTGATTTAGACCCCGACAAAGTTACCAATAACATGAGCGAAGCTGCTCTTCAAGCAGAAATGATGAAGCAGTTCCAAGCCCCTGCAGATGAAGGACAAGGCGCACCTGCAGGTGCTGATGCAATGGATACAAGTGGATCAGGAGGAGCAACTATTGGTGTAGGACAGGCTCCTGTTCCGGGTGAACAAGGATTTAGTGGTAATGGACAACAAAGACCAAATACTGAGCCGTCTCAAGCCGTGGGTCAACAACAGCCGCCAGTGGCAAGCGTTCAATGATTATATTGATTACATCATAGAACAACAGCAAAAAGCGTTAGAGCAAGCAGATAATAGTGTGGTTATACATAGATCACAAGGGACTATAGCAGCACTACGTAAACTAAAATTTATTAGAGAAGAAGTAAACAATGGCTGAAATGGCACTACCAAAACCTAAACCTTCTAAAGCTGTGCAGCAAAAGTTAAAAGTAGAAAAAGCTGCTGTCTATGCAAAAAATAAAGAAAAGGTTTTACAACATCTACAAAAGCGAGGACTACGTAATAAAGCCATAGCAGCTATTATGGCTAATATAGATGTTGAAACTGGTGGTTCTTTTGACTTTAAACAAAAACAAACAAAATCTGGTAGTCCTAGTGATCCTAGAATAATAGAAGGTGGGGGCGTAGGATTATTTCAATTTGATGATTATCAAAAAGGTGTGGGTAATCAATCTTGGTATAAAGAATATTTAAAAGATTCAGGTAAAAAAGATAGCACTGAATCTCAAATTGATTATGTTCTTGATTCTGTATTTGCGAAAAATGAAAAAGATATTGGGTGGAAATCTAAATTAAAAATAGGCAAAGGTGATTTAGAAGTTCTTGAGCAATATTTAACTACAACAGAAAATCCTAGAGATATATCTGATGCTTTTGTAGATCGTTTTGAAAAAGCAGGTATACCACATTCTGATAAACGCAGAAATAAAACAGATCAATATCTAGCTGAATTGCAACCCGTAGATAAAACAGATAGTTTTCCTCTTGATCGTGTAATAGAAACATCAGAAGAAAAAAATAGATTTAGAAATGTGCCTTTTTTAAGGTACAAACCTGTACAAGATTTTTTTGGATTAGCAGAAGGTGGGGCAGTACCTATGAAAGAACAAATGGAACTATTTCAAGACGGTGGACTTAGAGATCAAGGTGGGACTATTGATCCTGTGTCCGGTAATAATGTACCTCCCGGTTCTCTACAGGAAGAGGTTCGTGATGACATTCCTGCCCAGCTTAGTGAAGGCGAATTTGTTTTTCCTGCAGATGTAGTGCGCTATATTGGTCTTGAAAAATTAATGCAAATGAGACAAGAAGCAAAAGTTGCTTTATCTCAAATGGAAGCTATGGGACAAATGGGCAATAGTGATGAAGCATCCATACCCGATAATTTACCTTTTGATATATATGATTTAGATGTTGAAGATGATCCTGTTGAAATGCAAACAGGTGGTGTTGTACCCGGCGTACAGACACAGCAAGGTTTTACGGGCATCTCAGGATTTCAACCAGCACAGTTTCAAAGTGGGGCTACTAGCGGATTTGTTTCTGCCCCTGTGCCACAGTTTCCTACAACACAGCCCGTTCAACCTGCACCAGTTCCTATAGCACAACCGCCACAACAAATGCCAACGTTTGAAGATTTTACAGAAAAGAATGTGGAAACTGTTGAATATACTAACACAGAGACAGGGGAAAAACGAGTATTTACATTTATAGGTGGTCAACCCACTGTCCCTATTCCAGCAGGATTTGTGCCTAGTTCCGAATATGTTCAACCAGAAACTGCTGTACCAGAAGATGTTACAGTTGCAAGCACCTCTGTTTTACAACCTGAAGGTGGTGATGATGAGGCTCGTATGCGTAGAGAAGAAGAAATGTTTGGTCCGGGTGGTGGGCGTTTAGGTATTCAAGGTAAAACTTACGGCGTTTCTTTTGACGGTATTAACCCTCTAACAGATGGTAGAGGATTATTAGGAGGTCTTATATTTGGTGGCAAAATACCAGATGATTTAGTAAATGATGTAACTGTTTCTTTTAAACGGGGCGATACAGAGTTTGATGTTGATGGTAGTAATTACAATGAACTAAAAGATGTCATACAAAAACATGGAGCAAACTCGCCTAATGCTCAAAGAAAAATAACAGAATTACAAACTTTATCTAACGCTAGGGAGGATGCACGAATATCTTCAGAGCGAGAAAGAGGCAGAGAGGTTGAGGCTGTAGGTGAAGATTTTGCAGATACGGCAGGTCCGGGTTCTGGGATGGCTTCACAAACCTTAACTGCTGCAGAGCAAAGAAGAGCAGCACAAAGAGTAAAAGAAAGACAAAGACGGCAAAATATTTTGTCCGATCAAGAAAGAAGACAAGGAAGTCAATTAAATATTACACCGGGACCACGAGAGGCTGAAAGATTAACAAGGGAAGTTGCACGTGAATCGCGTGCGTCTCAAGAAGGTCCGGGTTCTGGAATGGCTCCACAAACTAGACAAGACCCCGGAAGAGATAGAGGTCCGGGTAGAGAATCTTTTGGAAGAGAAGGTGGCATGGGAGGAAGATTTCGCGCTAAAGGTGGCTTAATGGAAGCACCAAAACCTAAAAAGAAAAAGATGAAGCGTGGTGGACTAGCTTCTAAAAAATAGTTCACATATGTTGGCTACCTGATCCCCCACCCCGAAGTGGCTACGGTTGGCCCCAACTAGGAGAAGTAAAATGGCAGAAGCCGCTGAAGTAATGGCTGAAGAAATGCAGCCTGAAAAGAAAGTTGCATTTGCAACACGTAAGTATAGTAACTCTGATAAAAGAAAAGAAGAAGAAGCAGAACTTGAACAAATGTTAAAAGAACAACGTGGTGAGGTAGAAGAAGAAACTACAGACGACGTTGAGGAAGAACCTAAAACTGCAGAAGAAAAAACATTTAAGAAAAGATATTCTGATCTGCGTAGGCATCAACAACAACAAGCTGAAGAGTTAAAAAAACAAATATCAGAG